ACCCTCTCCGCCATAACAAAAACCTGCTGACGGATTCGACCACCAGCAGACAAAAACAGCGTAGTAAAGCTCAAGCCGACGTCTGCGAAAGCACACGTCGGTTTTGTTTTTCTGCCACCCCCACCCTCAGCGGGGTACGCGAACTACTCACCAACGCCCGACAAAGATTGTTTCATACAACTACATATGAAGCAGCATGTTAGTCGGATACGCACGAGTTAGTACGCAAGAACAAGAAACACACGCACAGACCGACGCACTGCGAGAAGCAGGCGTCGGTTTTATTTTTTCCGAGAAGCGATCGGGAGGCAGTGCATCGAAAAGGCCGGTCCTCGAGGAAATGCTCGCAACGGTTCGTCCAGGCGACACCGTTGTGGTCTACAAGCTCGACCGCATTGCACGATCGCTCAAAGACCTGCTCATCATCATCGAGCGCATCGAGGCAGCAGGCGCACAGTTCCGAAGTCTCACAGAGCACATCGACACCAGATCACCTGCGGGGCGCATGATCTTTCAGATCGTGGGAGCTTTCGCAGAGTTTGAGCGCGAGCTGATACGAGAGCGCACAAAAGTGGGAATGGCAGCAGCTGCTCGCCGCGGCGTGAAGATGGGCCGACCCACGGCAATGAGTGAAGACGACGAGGCAGAAGCATTGCGCCTTTGGTTCACAGGCAAGCACACAAAGTCAGCCCTAGCGCGTCAATACGGCACGCACATATCCAGCATCAAGCGTGCCATCAAGCGCCACCACGAGCGCGCACAGCCTAGCCTACTCGACGCGGCATAACGGCCCCGTTGCCATCCAGAACGTAGAGTGTTTGTCGTAATACGCCTGCAGATCGAGAGGGTTGCCCTCACGGTTTGCGAGCGTCAGACACTCCGCCATGATCTCCGCCACATCCCGAGCGTGAGCGTAATACGCAACGCGCTCCGGCTCCGGCACATCGATACCCCTAGAGCACCAGTACCGCTTTTCGTTGAGTTCGAAAAGCTCCGCATTCTTCGTGATGTACTTCGACAGATAGGCCGCCAGCTTGTGCTGGCCACCACGTCGACCGTACGGATTGCTAACGTGGATCGTGCCGTTGTCCTGGCCTACGATCTTGCGCCAGATCGAACGAACCAACTGGTAGACAAGCCGCCCCTTGACAGCGATATGGAAGTGCCACGCACCGCGCTCCTGAGGTTCCATCGTGCAGATGTACTTGAAATTGCGGTGCTTCGACATGGCACGACGAAAGCGATCGAAGTCCTTCTTTGCGCGCTCCCGATCTGTCATGTTCTCACGATAGGTGAGCGTCAGCATGCGATCCGCACCACTGGCCTTGCACAGAAGGCGCACACGCTGTTTTGCCCGGTTGGCAGCATCTTTGATGTTCTGTTCGCGATTCTCTGACTCGCCGCGCTTTGCCTTGGGCGTGCCGTTGAATTGCAGCACCCCGACATAGCGGTCGTACTTCTTTGCAACGATCTCCATTTGACCGTCTTCAAAGACCCGCTTGCGGATTTCCCACTCTTCCGCGAAGGCGTTGAAGTAGCTCCCCGGCTCGCGATGCTCTGCGTCAATTGCCTTGGAGACGTCATCGGTTTTTGCTATAGTGTTTTCACGCATGGCGATTGCCCTTGAATGCTCGCTATGTATAGCCCCGGAGTGCTGGTAACACTCGCGGGGCTTTTCTTTTGCCCGTTACTTGATCGGAAGGCCCGGCAAGACCTCTGGAACGCGCTGCAGGCTCACGGAGAGCTGTACCGTATCCACACCCCTCTCACTCATCCACGCGGCCGCTACGTCCTGCAGCAGCCCATACCCTTCACCATCCCTCCGAACCACGACTGTGAAAGCGTTCGGCACTACCGCAGCATCGTCCGGAAGGTGACGAACCGACGCCAGTTCAACGATCTCTGCCATTCGCGTTCGCTCCCTTTTCGTTAAGTGTCCACATTACAAGTTTAGGCCGGCTGCGCCGGCCCGCGCTGCGCACAGACCGACGCTGCCGGCCTACGTTTTCCCGAAGAGAACACGCCACTCATCGAACGAGACCAACCCCGCGCGGTAGAGGCCGGTGAGCCGACGACGCTCCGCCAGCTTGCGGGCGATATTGCGGTACCGCTTCACGCTTTTCCAACCGTGTGTGTAGTACGGAGGCAGATAGGAAAATGGCGCTTGCCACGGGTCCAACCGGAAGACCTGGCGGGTATCGTAGGCAGGAAACAGATCGTTCCCGAGATACGTCCACTTATCCGCAAGAGGCGCACTGGCATCGACTCCATAGCGGACCATCGCCTGATGCACGCGAGGGAAACGCGGCACCCACGTACCACCCGTTAGCACGCTAAAAATGGGCCGCAGGAAAGGGATCGTCATACGATCCAACCGTTTGCACGTGACCCGATACTCGACCAGTGCTTCGCGTACCTGCTTGTCAATCTGCGCGATGTTCTGGCAGATGAAATACACGTCCCAACCCTTTTTGCGCGAGTGAATGAGCCAATCAATCACAGGCTGTCGTTCCTTATCACCATAGCTCCGCGCATTCATGTAGGCCGCCATTTCGTCCAACACGATGAGACCGTTTTTCGACTCATCCATTTCAGTGTTGCCGATCCCGATCATTTCCAAATGACCCACTGTCGGTTTGTCCGGGAGACGAATGACGCGGCACTTCTTTGCATCGACGTTGACTAGATGCTCCATGCGGAGATCTAGGTTCGTCGCAACACGCTTGCCTGCAACCAGCGCATCACGAATCCGACCGACCGCGCAGAGAGTTTTACCGGCGCCGAGCTTGCCCTCTATCAGGTATATGGCCATCTCATCTACTCGCGCACGATCAATGGCTTGCCATCCGGACCGAGAATCGGCGACAGCCGACGTCGTACCCGCATTGGCTTGGGATGACAGAAGTCCCACACCGTCCGACCCACAGAGACCAGAACCCCGATGCCGCACGCCACGATAGCAACCCCGCAAAAAACAAGCAGCAGTTCCATAGTCAGACCCTCGCAACGTATTCAATCGCTTTGACCTGCCACCGATACAGGCGACACGCAGCCCAGACGCCGGAATAGATCGAGAGCATCGACGGGGCAGCAGGAGGCATCCCAACGGACAGCGCCATCAGCAGCCAGTCGGACCCCGGCAAAAAAGCAGCCAATGCCTGCAGCGCAGTTTTCAGCGCCAGCATGACCGCACTGAAGACCGCACCGAACGTGCCGAGAATCACGACCTGATTGGCAACGCGCTTGCCAAACCATTCGACCATCGTTTTCGCGAGCCAGCCAAACAGCGACGCGAGCAACCCACCGAGTAATGGCATATCAAGCTCCGTTCAAAGCGTCTTTCACTTCAGCGATGCAGCCGCCCATGATCGTGAACGTCCACGCCACCGTAGACAGAACCTTCATGAACTCGACAGCCGGGCACCAGTCCACCGTAGCGGTTTCCCCGAGCGGCAAATCAATCGTCATTGGCTTGCATTCCGAACGCGGAATCACCGGGAGCCAGCTAAACCAATCTGTTTCCGGTTTCTCGCCTTTGAGCACGTCTTTCAATGCATCTGTTTGCTGACGCATCGCATCATCTATAGCTTGTCGAGTTGTCGCCACAATCTCCGCGCTCTGCTCCGTTGGCGTACCACCCTCATCAATCTTGCACGGAGGCTTACCCGGAAGGCCGCAGGTTTCCACGTTCACCGTGGTGCCGCCGGAGCCTGCCTGAGAAGCAGGAGGAGCCGTTTGCGTAGGGTACGTAGTCGTGTTGGTACCACTAACGGGGTTGCCTACGGCATCCGTGCCGCTCCACGTATTTACCTGCGATGGTTGGACCGCAACAGGATTCTTGATCGCATCCGCGCCGGTGTTCGGCACCACCTTGACACTTGGCAACATCGTGAACGTGCCATTCATCGGACGGCCCTGACCATCCGTACCCGCACCCGTGGCAGTACGCGGGGGAAACTGCATCGTATCGCCGTTCGGAAACGTGGGCGTACCCGGTACACCGCCGCCAATCAATTGCTCCTTGTCGCTGTCGCTGGCCGCATCCCATGCCTTCGCCAGCGCAGCCGGTGTAGAAGCTGCCGCCGCCAACTGTGCATCTGTGGAAGCCTGCGTTTGACCACCGCCTGGCTTTGAATAGATACCCCCCAAGGAAACCCAATTCCCCGGTCCGCCCGAATAGCAGTTGTACTGAAGGTAGTAGCCATTCGACATGCCGCCGCTCGATTCGATATGGTTGCCACCCAACGCCTGACAGGCCGTCATGGGGTTATCCCAAAACGGACCCGTCTTATCGTGATTCGGCCGGAACCACGTCAGCGGCCCGTACTGTCCCGGAGACGTGAAAGTGTTTGAGCTCGCGTCATACGCAAGATTGGCACCGCCCAGCGCTAACGCGAGCGCCAGCATTGCAGGTGAACCGGCAATCTTTCCTGCCGTCTGCGCCGTGCGCAGCATGTTGGCAATGATCGGCCCCGCGACCGACGCCCCAACAGTCACGACGCGACCAACCGGAGTGATGTTCTTCACGCCGTACCACGTTGCAGCGACCGCAAACGTGGTGGCGATAGCCAGTGCACCGTTGTTCACGGACGCGGTATCCGGCCCCGATTTCGTTACGCCCCACGACAGACCATCGGCACTCAATGTCTGCGCTTTCGCGTCACGAATCGGAATAAGGAGGGAAAGAAAAAGGACCAGCGCAATGACGACTGGCCCTAGGAACAAATCAGCGGCGACTTGATGTCGGCCGATAGGAGGAATCGACGCAGAAGGCCGAATCTTGGCATTTGAGACGGTCATACTGTGGGTCCCATTTTGGGTTAATGCATGCCGTGAGGCATGACCCCACGGCACACAAGAGCAGCAGACGCTTAAGCAGCGCCACGGAACTTCTTGATGTACTTCACGCCGATGCCGATACCGACGCCAGCAGCAGCAGTCAGGAACAGCGGCGCACCGAACTTGATGATCGTGGACTTCGCTTCGCTCTGCGCCTGGGTGATTGCGGCATCCAGACCATCAGTGCTTTCCTGTGCGAAAGCAGCGGGAGCAGCGGACAGCGCGAGCACAGCGCCCACACCGGCAGCAGCAGCCGATTTCTTCAGCTTCGGAACAAACCGCACGAGACGTGCCTTCATGATTTCTCCTTGAGATCGCCGCCACTTGAATGCGCTGCAGATGGACGGCACACCTGCAACGTTGACCCGCGCGCGTTGTCTGCGCAGAGGTCGAGACCTTTTACTCCCCCGACTCCATTCCTTCGCTCACTACGATCCGCCACTCGCTACAGCCCTCCGGGTACTCCCGTTCTGCGCTGAAAGTGAGCCTCCCCTACACTCCATTCCAGCGCGGGCGCGGCGCGGAAAAGTCGAGGAAAAACCGGGAAAACCTCCCGTTTCTACGAAACGGGGCTTCGCTTCCAATGTGGACAAGCTCTGCACTCCACGCATGGACAAGCCATTGACAGGCATGGACAACGGTGCGGCTGTTGCCCACACCTGCCAACAACTTGCCCACCCGTTCCGTACCCCCGCAGACTTGCCCACATTTCCAGCTACGCTCGACAAGCGAAGGACATTTTTCCTTCGGAAAAAGTGCGACTTTTCCGCGCCGCGCCCGCGCCTCCATTCCGCTCCGGTACTCCCGTTCAGCGCCGAAAGTGAGCCTCCCCCTACAGTCCTCCGCTCGCTCTGTCTCTCCGCTCCCTCAGTCATTGCGTCAGCCTCACAAATCAACGCTCGCACCTTGGAGCAGAAGCGCGCGCGTTAGGACACGTCCTCAAAGCGCCGAAGATTCCGAATGGCAGAGCCGACGCCGAAGCCGATAAGAATCCAGAGAAGCACCGTGCCAGCTATCGTCATCGCAGAATCCCCGCTACCAACCCGACACCAAATCCGAGCCCGCAGAAGCCGTAAAACACCACGTTGCGTAGATCAATGAGTGCCTGCAGGGTAGGGTCAGTAGCAGCCAACGCCGTTGCAGACGACAACAGGAGCAAAAGGCTGATAGACGTCCTCTTCATGACCCGTACCCAAGGCAAGCAACACACACATTACGAACGTGGCCGCGACGATCAACGCTCCGGAAACAACCGGTCCCGGAGACGTACCCTCGCTCCGCTGTGTTGAGACAAATAGGCAAATCAACCCGAGTAGTGCCAGCAGCAACAGGAGGACTTGCATATGCGTCCCACAAAAAAACCGCCCCGCCGCCGACCGTGAGGCCGACCAGCAGGGCGCAGAAGTTGAGAGCAAAACGGTACACAGCAGAGACTTACGCAGCCTTGGCCTCAGCACCGGGACCAGCACCCGGCTTCGGGTTGGCCCGAGGCGCAACGCTGCGCAGGGAGCAAATACTGGCAGCAACGCTGTTATCACGACCTTGGATCAGATCGAAATCGGCTTCATACATGCCCGGAGCCGTGTCTTTGAGATGCTTCGCCAGCGTCATTACGCCAACGAACGGCGGGATGGCCTCGCCGGTTTCCTGATCGACACCGTGCGTTTGGACGATGCACTGCGCCTGGAACATCTCGAAAGCGTTGCCGGTCTTCCGGCTAGTTCCACGGAAAGGAATGATCGCGATGATCTGGAGCGTTTGCTGCTTTGGCATTTGGTGTCCTCATGCGCTGTTGGCGCGAGATTTTTCGTTACGAAAGGGCCGGTTTACCCGGCGTTGTTTACCGCCTACACTTCCACCGTTGCACCGAATGGTTACTACTAACCGAACGGTGATGTGGATCATAGTGCTAACCGTTCGGTTAGTGCTAATTGGAGTTATCTATGAGCTACAAAGAATTGATTGCTTTAGCCATGAAGGGCAAAAGCGTCTACCAACGCTCAAAGGAGCTAGGCGTCAATCAGATGACGCTAGGCAGGTATGCAAGGGGAGAACGTCTGCCGGACTATCAGACAGCGTTTTTGCTGGCCAACGAGGCAGGGATTGAACTCGGAGAGGCGTTCAGAGTTCTGGCAGAGGAAGAGGCGAAGCGTAAGGGGATCGAAATGG